ATATACTTTAACTTCTACCTGAGTAGCGCCCGCGCATAATACTAACTTCATAGGATCCGCCGGACTAGGTTGTAACAAATACTCGCCCTTGTCGTTCTTGAGAGTGTCAAGATACTGTAATCCGTCGTCGTTAGTAACAATCTTAGAGGTAGCCTTAAAAGCTGATCCGAGAGTTACGTTAAGAGCTTTCTTAATATCGTCGAGACCGTCTAACTTAGTCGCCTCAACTGTTGCGATCTGCTCGAGGATCAACTTATTAGCGGTAACTCTTGACTCGTCGCCGATGAACTCGATAAGAGTATTAGCGATATTAGCGTCTGAGTCTGCTAAAAGCTCGTTAGTAACCGGGAAGTAACCCGCGTACTTATCGATCTCGTAAGAAAGTCTCTCAAACTGAGGAGTATTCTTAGCGCCAATCTTAGCGCCCTCGCCTACCTTAGTAAATCCGGTCTGCTGAGATCTCTTTTTAAATGTTCTCTGTCCCTTGTTAGTAGATACCTTTTCTACTGTTACAAGGTCTAAAAGAGACGCCTTAGCCTCTCTATACTCAAGGATACGAGTCTGAATATCCTCCGGTACGGTATAACCGCCCTCAGCTCCGGCGCCCTCGTTCATAGCCTTATTAGCCTTGAATCCGCCTCTAGCGTCCTCTGCAAACTTAGCGATAGAGTCCTTAGCCTCTGTCTCCTTGTGCTTTTCTGCGATATCCTTGTCGCTAGGAGTGTTAAGATCCTTTTCCATATTGAAAAGTCTCTCCTCCGCGTCATACTCAGCCTTGAGCGCCTCCACCTGGTCCATTAACTCGTTAGCCTTGTTAACGTCCTTGTTTTCGCCCTCCATAAATGACTTAGCCTCCGCGGTCTTAGCCTGGATCTGTGACATAATTTCTCTCATTTTCTTATTCATTTTTAAAATCCTCCTTTGATTTTTGAGAAAAAATAAAGGACTCGAGAGCTTTAATCCTAAGATTAGCCTCTAAGTCCTTAGTATCGTTGTTAATTTCCGCGTCTTTTTCGTCCGCGATTACCTCCGGATTTTCGTCCGGTTTTGCCTCCGGTACGCCTCCGTAGTTCTTAGTTGTACCCGCTCTAGGCTGAGCCGGTACCGCTACAAATGAGACCTCGTAAGCCTCTTTTACTCCGTCGAGAGTAAAGTAACAAGTCGCCTTACTACCGTCCGGCTTTTCGTATTCCTTGCCCCAAAAATGCGAGCAATACGTTTTTTTGTTGTCTACTCCACATATAGAACATATAGCCTTTTTAGGTAGACAAGAAGTTGAAACCTCTTTTTTAATACCGGCTTTAATGTCCGCTATAAGATCCTCGTTACTTGAGGTCTTAATCATATAGCACTTAGCGACCAACGTCGCGAACGGCTCGCCGGCTTTGGTTAACTTACCGTCCTCATAATTAAGCTCGGTATCGTAAACCCTCGCGACCTGGTTATCTGCTCGGCGAAAATGGTCTTTAATAACCGTTTTACCAATATATAATTTTTGCATATCCTTAAGCGATTGAAGATTAAACGGCTCGTAATTACGGTCGTCGGTCTCGTTATCGCACATAGCCAATTTAAAAGAAAAGACCTCCTCGGCTTTTAACGGCTCGAGAGTAAACTTGTTAATCTTTCTAAGCTCCTCGGTCGTTACCTCCTGGATCTGCACGTTAGCGGATTTAATTACTAACCCGGCGCGATCTTCTTTATCGTAGTCGATAAAATCTTTTGACACGTAGACTCCTCCTTTCTAAATTATTAAATATATAGAGATCCGATAATCGGATTACTCACTATCTCCGGAGTCCTCGTTAGTAGGCTCCTCCTCGTTATTTTCCTCCGGATTATCGTCCGGATTCTCCTCGATAGGCTCCTCGACCTCGTAATCTTCCGGATTACCTAATAAGGTACGAGTCGTAGCGTCGTCGTAACCAATGGTTACGGTTATAAGCGCTACCGCCTGGTCGTAAGTGATTTTACCGGAGCGAATAGCCTCGATTATACTTATAATCTCCGCCGGATCCGTCTCTACGGTATCCTCTACGGTCTGAGTATCTGTATTATCTCCGTCGACATACTGAGCGCCGGTACAATCTACCGGAATACTAGCTCCGTTACCGAGAAGTTTATCTCCTCCCTCTTTAGCCTCGAGGTCTAATTTAGCTCTAGCCTCGTTAGGTGTATAAAGGAATGAGTTAACCGCCGTAGATAATGAGGTAATCTTAGAGGCGAAATCTGCTCGTAAAATTACGTCTACGTTAAATTTAAAATGGAGACCGTTCTCGATCTCCTCAGCGCTTAGGAGCTTATAAGTTAACTCCTCCTCGTATTGCTTGATTATGTATAACAACGTATCAATATAGAATGATAACTGTTGAGCCTCAGCGCTTGCGTAACTTGATTTAGTATAGTCGCCTATCTGATAAGGCTTAATACCGAACGCGCTCGCAATCTGTAACGCGGTATACTGTTTAACCTCGATAAACTGATTATCTCCGAGCTTGACGTTAAGAGGGTCGAGCTTAAATCCTAAAGGAATAGGGATAACGTTCTCGACGCCCTTATCTTTTAAGTCGCCCTTAGCGTAAGACTCGATATTTTTAACTAATGTCTCGACGTTAGCGTCACTAAGGGAGCCGGTATAATTAAGTACCGCCTTAGCCGTAAAACCGCTCTCGTACATTTTGTTAACCATTTTTTGAGCCTTAGCGCTACCGCTTATCGTAGATTTAAGTTGATCCTGGACGGAAATACCGGTTATACCGTCTAACGTATTAGAGGCTTTAATATGGAGTATCTCCTCGGAGCCAAACTTATATAATTTACCGCCTTTAGAGTAGAAATAGTATATATCCGGGACGTCCGCTAACTTACAAGCGTCGTCGTACCATATCTCGACCTCGTTACTAGGTAAAATCCATAATTGAGTTTTATCTCCGGCGCCCTCTATCAAGGCGTAAGCGTTACCGTAATGATTACGGTTATACTCCATAGTCGACCAAAAGACCGTACTCGTCATATACGGATTAGGTCGGTCGTGTAAGACCTTGTATAACGCGTGATATCTAGCGTTTATTACGCCGTTACGCTCGTTATACTGTAGTAATTTAAGAGGTAGCTTACCGATAGCCTCACTAAGTACCTTTAAACAAGCGAAATAAGTCGCCTCGGAGAGATTATCCTCTTTAGTATCAGATAAACCGAGGAAATCTAGTAGATTATTCATTTCTACGGTTGTCCTAGTCGACTTATTAAATAAGACGTTAAGAGCCGTCTTTACTCGTTGAGAAACTTTCACGTTTTCCCCTCCTTTTTAAGACTTCCAACCCATAGCCTCGAGATACTTGTCAAGCTCCGATTCGACGTTAACTTTAACCTCTGTCTTAGCTTTCAACATTACCGCGTGAGCGTCGATACAAGCGTCGACCGGGTCGATACGCTTAAAGCGTTGTCCCGGCTTTTTGTCGACCTTAATCTCGTCGAATGAGTTACGAACGATAGAGGCGTTAATCATACTCCAGGTTAATAACTCATTATTACGGTTATACTCTAGGTTTTCGGATTTACATAAGAGCTGAATATCGACCGTAGCGTCGTTTAAGCTCTTACAAGATTGTACGATTATTACAACCGGACAACCGAACGCCTCGAGATCTGATAAGATACCGTCCGCGTTGTGCGGGTCGATACCGATACCTAAAAACTCGAGGTCGTAATCTTCTTTTAATTTCTTTAAATGGGAGACTATGAATTTATAATCGTTTTTAAAATCCCCGGTACCGCCGGTAACGGTAATCAATTCCATAGACTCCCACAAATCATAAGGCGCGAGGTCTGTCTCTATATGTTCCTGGAGACGTCCTCTCGGCATAAATGAGTGACTATATAAATAATATTTATCGTTTTCCTCCGGAAACTCTAACGCGATAGTCGTTAAGTCTCCGCCGGAGGAGAGGTCTAAGCCTACCCAACATTTACGACCGGTAAAATCCTTAAGCGTCCTATCCGAGCCACATTTCGCCCACTTTTCAGAGTTGATAAACTGATCGTCTGTATTCTCAACCCACATATTAAGCGACTTAGTAAGAAAGTCTCGTAAATCTGAGCCTCCCATATCTCGCGCGGTCTGAGCGTCCGCCTTAAGTACCTCGAATAAAGCCTCGTTACCTGGAGCGCATATAAACGGATTAGCTTTTATCCAATTATCCGGATTCCATATGTCGTCTCCAGGGTCTAAACAATAAATATCTACAAAAAAATCCTCAGCGGTAGCAAGTCCGCGGAGGATTTTAATAGCGTAGTCGTCCATTTCTTTACAAAAAGAGTTTAATTTATCGCCTCTAGTTGTAATCATAGATACCAACGTCTCGAGTAAAGCTCGAGTACCATTGTATAACGCCTTGTATATTTTGTTGTCTTTATGCTGATGTAGCTCGTCAATAGAGCTAAATATCGACCTAAATCCGTCGTCAAGTCCCGCCTCTTTACTTAAAGCCTCGATAGTACAGTAGGTTTTTACCGCGTCAATAACCGATTTATAGTCCTTAACGTCGAAATATCCCTCCGGATTGTTTATCGCGTGATACCTAAGGTCCGGATCGATATTAATAAACTTAGCCATTTCCTCCCAGGCTAGACGAGCTTGTCGCTTTTTAGTAGCGACCGTAAATAATTTACCGTGATTATATCCGCCAAAACCGGCGATATAAGTACCCATAATACCATTTTCGAACGTTTTACCATTTTGTCGAGCCATTGACTTATAACGGCGTCGAAAACGTCTTTTATTATTGGATAGCTTAAACCAACCAAACGTACAACCCAAGTCGAAAACCTGGGAGTCGATAAGATTAACCGGTCTAGGACTATCGCCCTCGGCTATAGTAAGCGTCTCCGCGTAATTTATAACCTCGAGAGCCTTATCCGGATCGTAGTAATAAGGAAAATCCTCGGTCCTTTGCCTTTTTAGGTCGTTTAAATGTCTTTGACAAGCTAATTTATGTAGCTCGCCGGCGACTATCTTCCCGGCTACGACCTTACTAGCGTACTCCGTAACTCTATCATAGAGCGGAGCGAAACTCATTTACGCGGATCCTTTCTCGAATTTACTAAACTTATTTTGTTTAACCGGAGCCTCTTTAGTCGCCGGGACGACTAATTTACACCTACTCGAGATAGTGAGACCTAAATCGACCGCACTCGCTCGGCATTGTTTAAACATTTTATCTTGATTCTTGAGGTACTTATCTAAGATTATAGGGTCGTTTAGTACCTCTTTTCTCGTTAACTGTTTAGATAACTTAATATATAAGTCCTTAGAGATAATATATCTAGCGAGAGCGTCGTTATCCGTCTCGCCCATTATCTTTAGTTTTTGGAGTTGCTCCGCGTAAAAGTAAAATTCCTCTTTTTGCTTTTTAGAGAGATAACTAGGAGCGATAATATTATCGGCGATAGGTTTAACCTCGCTATCGCGTCTCTCTTGTATCTCCGCTTTAGTAAGATTCTTTTTACCCTTAGCGATTACAAGCTCGATAGGTTGTCTTTGTCCCGCCATATTACCGCCTCCTTTTTGTAATATTAGGACTAAATCCGAAACAATACGATTTTATACTCTCTCGTAGTAGCACTCGCCTCGTCTTGTAAAAGTGTTATTTTATCACTATCAAGTCTAACAATATAAAAATCATCAGTTGAGTTACTGATCATTGAAGCTATTACGACACAATTATTTCGAGAAAACCCGGTCGGATAATCTAATTTTATAAATTTAACGGTACCGTCGAAAGTCGCCTCGCCCTCCACCATTGCAAATCTATTCGATTCGACTAACTTGCTTATTATACCGTCAATTTGACCAATAGTATAATATCTCTCGTCGTGAGTATGAGTATCGTCGCTCTTATTTTCTATAGCCTCGTTAACTTCTTCTTTGAAGGCTTGATAAGAGTTGTCGAGAGCTACCTTAACCTCGTTATAATCACTTACGATCTGCTCCAATATATCCGGATTAGGATCCGGTTGTTCGAGATTCTCGGTAGGTACGCCCTCCAATACTCTATATTTAAGTATTTGAGAAGTTATAACAACGTCTCCGTTAACTCCAAAAACTCCGATATAAATATATCCTTGAGAGGTTAATACCTCCTTAGGAATAACACAAGAGTTATTAACGTCTAAAATTTGCATATACGGAGTCTCTTTATTGTTGTAAAAGACCGCCGTCTTTGTAAAATTCGTCCAATTATCGCAAAATTCAAATGTAACCTCGTCGTAATTTACGTCGCCGGAGAAAATCGCCGGACTATTAACGAGGTGTAATACTTGATCCTCGCATTTTATCTTTATAAGACTCATTTTATACCTCCTTTATCTATAGAATACTCGTGATAATATTCCGGTCGTACTTATATTAGCTCCGGTTAATTGAGTCCAACCGGAGTATAAATTTATCTTAGAATTTGTATAATCGTATTGATGAGCTATACAACCGTGATAAGTCGATGAATAATAGTAACTTGTTAATTGCACATATTGCGCCATAGTTGAAGAATTTATAAAATAATTCTCTAACGCGACGTCCGCTCCCGAGCCTCCGTCGATTACACCGATTACCTTAAATTCTTTAGCCGTGTCTTTTACATTAGCTATCGATATACCGTTAGTCCCGAGAAAATCTCCTAACCAAGTCCACGCGCAATCCCCCGGATCCCCTTTCTCTCCGGCTGAGCCTTTAGATCCGTTTTTAATCGGATAGGCGGTTACGCCTCCTCCGTCCTTTGTTATGATTAGTCTATTTAAACCGTCGTCCTCATTAGACTCGATATATTCAATACTCGCAATACCCGAGCCGGTTTCTCCTTTTTCTCCAGGGTCGCCCTTGTCGCCTTTATCGCCTTTTTCTCCGGTACTACCCTTAGAGCCGTTTCTAACTTCAAAACGTGACTCGGTACCGTCGTCGAGAGTTATCTTAAGTACGTTAACTCCCTCGTCGGCGGTTGATACCGTTTCTTGTTCGACGCTTGCTATATTTACGCTCTCAATATCTCCGCTACAACTACACCAATTCGAGCCGTTGTAATAGTAATAAGTCCCGTCCTCGTCTAAGACGTTGTAAACGTCGTCGACTTCGGCGTTCGTTGGTAGGTCTGTTTTACATTGTACGGACCCTTTACATTCGTTATGAGCCATAACGTAGCCGACTTTATTTACTTTTAAAACTCTTGACATATTAAAACCTCTCTTTTGTATTCTCGTGGGGACTTTTTTCTACGATGTACTCCCCCCGTATCGTTGTCCCCCGAAAGTCTGATAGAATTTAACCTACCCCTACCCTCTGAGGCTTTGTACAACGCTCATATTTCAATTTAAAATTGTTTTAGGTATAAATCCTTACCTAAATAATAAAAACGCCTCTATGAGCTTTCTACGCTCGTAGGACGTTTCTTTTTAAATCGATCGTGTTTATTATTGTGACACGCTAGACATAGCGATTGTAAGTTACTATACTCGAGTCTAAGTTCCCAACCCTCCGGAGTCTGAATAGGTTTAATATGGTCTACTTCTGACGCGATAGCTCCACACTTAACGCAACGATAACCGTCGTCCTGGAGTCTCTTACGAGATAGTACCCTCCACTCCCCCGAGTTATAGAATCTACCATACTTAGGATCCCTTGTCTTATTGTAGCGTCTGTTACTAGCCTTAGTAGTCTCGAGGCGTCTAGCCTCTCTCTCCTTTTCTACTACCGGACCACATACCCCACAGTATACGCCCCCGTATTGTATTAGCTTACCGCAACGATTACACGCTTTTAATAACATAATATATCCCCCTTATCACACATAGCCGGATAGCAAACAAAAAGAGCGCCCAATAAAGCGCCCTCTCTGCCCGCTATCCTTAGGAGGCTATAAGTATGTGTCCGATCTCTCAATCGTCCACGCTATCATATTAACACCATTAACCCGGATATGTAACTGATATTTTAGTGATATTTTACTGATATATTAGTGAGCTTTTAGTGTTATTCTATCTCGATAGCATTAACCGCCTCATTGTATAAATGTATAACGTGACGGGTACTATAATCCATACTACTAGCGATCTCCTCAAAACTCATACACTCAATAAAGAAACTCTCCGCAATCTCGGCGTATCTTATATCCTCTAGCTCGTCTATCTTCTCCAGGATATCCGCCTTAAGTCTTTTGCCTCGAGCGGTTAACCTTTTAATACGATCTAATGTCTCGAGCTTGTCGTCTACTAGATCCTCCTTAGTAACAAGGATACCGCCTTTAGGCATATCCGACAAAGTCGGAGAATTAAGAGACTCGATTCGGGACTCTAAATTAGCAATCTTATTTTTTAGACGTCTAATAAGAGCTAAATTTTTTTTATAGCGTT